ATTCAACTAAACCTATTCCTAGAATAGAGGGTGAAAAACTTATAGTTGCTAATCCAGCTTGGAGTTTGTAATAAAATTCAAAAAATATTAGAAATCATTTTTTATAATAAGAAATGATAATTACTTTTGTAATATGAAAATTTTGTTCCTGGATCACGACGGGGTAATTTGTCTTTCTCAGCAATTTGGAGGACGTTACAAGAAGCAGATTAAGCTTAGAACAAAGCTTTCGCAAAATCTGATGACTTTTCCTGTTGAAGCTAGGTTTGATAATTTTGATAAGAAAGCAATTAAGGTTCTAAACGCAATCTTAGAAGAAACAGGAGCTGAAATAGTGGTTTCTTCAGATTGGAAGAACTGGGCAACTGTAGAGGAAATGTGTGAATACTATAAAGAGCAAGGAATTATTAAAACTCCTATAGATTTTACACCCAGAGAATACACAATGCCAGAGAAACAAGAATGGCATCCAGAATGGGATTTAGAAGCATCAAGAACTTTAGAAATCCAAGAATGGTTAAAAGAGCATCCAGAAGTCACACATTGGGTAGCAATAGATGATTTGGACATGAGTTTTAAAGAAGTGTCTTCTAATAGAAGCGGTACTGGATGGGGATTAACAAATTTTGTACACACTCCAAGCCTTAATGAAGGTATTAAAAAATGTGGGATTAAAGAAAAAGTTTTAAAATTCCTGTTGTAATAACAAGAAAGATGATAGAACACCAGAAGAGGCTGGTATGAAAATGAGACAGAAGCCATTTAAACCAGGCTATGGTTATTTCATTCGTAATTTTGCAAAAGGATTAGATGTATGGACATCATATTTACCAGATTAAAATTAACCCCAGATTTTATTAGAATCTGGGGTTTTTTGTGGAAATCTTTATTGTATAATAATCTATAAGAAGTAAACTATTATTATGTTATTTGATTTTGATGATATACTGATTGAACCTGAAATGCACACAAGCATTAGATCGAGAAAACAGGTGGATGCGATGGATGAAAAACAAATGCTTCCTCTTTTTACTGCTCCCATGGACACAGTTATAAACGAAGAAAATGTTAAACTGTTTAATGACAATAAAATATATGGAATTATTCCAAGAAAATCTAATTCTGGTTTAGATTATATCTCAACAGACTATAAGGTATGGTATTCTTATGGTTTAGATGATTTTAAGAAGATATTTATTGAAAATGATATAAACCTAAAGATTGGTGAAAAAGCTTTCGCCTTAATTGATGTAGCAAATGGACACATGAATGAGGTTAAGGATCTTGTTGTGAATTCAAAAGAAAAATACGGAAGGACATTAGTACTTATGGTTGGTAACTGTGCTAATCCTATTACATTTCTTTCCCTTTCACAAGCAGGAGCAGATTATGTTAGAATGGGTATTGGAAATGGGGCAGGATGTTTAACCACAGTACAGACAGGTATTGGTTATCCGATGGCATCTCTAATTCATGAAACAGTTAAGATTCAGCAAGAAAGAAATATCACAACAAAAATTGTAGCTGATGGGGGATTTAAAAAATACTCAGATGTTATCAAGGCATTAGCTTTAGGAGCAGATTATGTGATGCTGGGAAGTATATTCAATAAAGCTTTAGAAAGCTGTGGTGAAACATTCGAAGGTAATAAAAAATACGATTCTTGGACAGAGCCAGGAGATAAGGTAGATCAATATTCAATAGATGTACTTTTACAATTTGAAGCTGGAAGAAAATTCTATAAGAAATTTAGAGGAATGTCTACTAAAGAAGTTCAAAAGAGCTTAGGTAAGACAGAATTAAAAACATCTGAAGGTATTTCTAAAATGCAACCAGTTGAATATACGCTCACAGGTTGGATCGAGAACTTTACTGATTATCTAAAATCTGCTATGAGTTATACTGACTGTTTAACTATTGGAGAATTCATCGGAAAGGTTAGATTCAATAAAATTTCAAAAAATTCAATGGAAAGATTCAATAAATAGGAAACATGTTCAAAAAAACGTGTATAATAAAGAAAATAGCTAATGAAAAAGTTTGGCCGCTTCAATGATGTAATTAAATGGACTGCACAACAAATGTATGATTACTCATATGAAGTACATACTGAAAAATGGCAGGGTAAGGAGATTAAGCATGATCCTAAGTACACAATGATTGAAACATTGAACCTCTCTTTTTCATGTCAGATGTCACCAGACATTAAAGTCATAGGCGAACAGATCAATCCTAATTTTGCTTGGGCAGATGAGCATTTCGAAGAAAGAGTTAGTGGTTTACCATTAAACCCTCCTCCATCACATGAGAGATGGCCTTATGCTCAGAAGAATAATGAGGAATTTGGGGGCCTTGAAAAATTCTCTCACACATATCCAGAAAGGATCTGGCCTAAATTTGCATCAGATATTCCTAATAGTAAAATGACAGGAATAAGATATAATTATGGAGATTTCAATGATGTTGTTTCTTTAATGGCTAGAGAACCTTTTACTAGACAGGCATTCCTTCCTATTTGGTTTCCCGAGGATACTGGATCAGTTACAGGAGAAAGGGTACCGTGCTCAATTGGTTATCACTTTATTAGAAGAGGAGATTATGTACATGTTGTTTATTATATTAGATCCTGTGATTTCTTTAGACACTTTAGAGATGACATTTATCTTTGTGCTAAAAAAGTATTTTGGTTGATCGATAAATTAAAAGAAATAGATCCTGAGAATTGGAATCATATTAAGCCAGGTGTGCTAACATTTCATTGTACATCCTTACACGCTTGGGCAGTAGAAAAGCCTTTGTTAAAGAAAATAATGTAATGATATATATTAGATGCTTAAACATGTAAAAGATTTTAAAAATTTTAGTTTATTCGAATCTGTACGAATAGAAAGAATGGACCCTTCAACATACAAGAATGAAACTGTTACCACTTTGCCTTATGTAAATAAGATAGAGGAAAATAGACAATTATTTCTTAAAAAACTTTGCAAAATTTCAGAAGATTTAGATATAAAACCAGAATGGCTTTTACATACAATCTTTCATGAAAGTAGATTTGATTCAAAGTATAGAGATCAGATGTCCCGTGCAGTAGGACTTATTTCATTTCTTCCTAGCATTCTAAAAATATTTATAAACGATGAAACGGGTAAAACAATAACACCAAATGATGTTTTACAAATGAGCAATATCGATCAATTAGATCTAGTTGGAGAATTTTATAAAATGTGGTTTGATAAAATGAAACTAAAATCACCAATTATTGCTGGTGATTTTGCAGCTTTAACTTTCTACCCTGCAGTGATTCAAAAAGATTGGTCGTGGGAATTTCCAGATTATGTAGTGGATCTTAATATAGAAATGTTTAAAAAGTTCCCTTCGGGTGTAGGAAGAACTAAAAAAGATTACTACGATTATATTGATATTGTACTAAATAACGATACAGAGCAAGATGAATCTAACTATTATATTTTAGGTAATTTTGGGGGTGCTTTTGCCGAACCAGGAGCATATAACAACAAAAAACCTTTAGAATTTTATAAAGATTTATTATTTGCTATACAAGATCCTACACAAAATCAAGATCTCCAAGCACAGGACGTAGAAAATACAGAAAAATCTAAACAAATTGGCACTTTAGGTGTATTAGGATTAAATAATGTAAAATGAAATTATAAAATGAAATCAATTATTATTTTTTTTAAATCGCTCTTCACCACTAAAAAAAGAGATTTTTTGTGAGACTGTAAAAAAAAGCGGCAAAAGCTAAAAGAGGAAGAAAGCCTAAATCTGGAAAAGAAATAAGAAAAGAAACTAAGGTTTCTACTAAAAAATCTAAAAAGAGTGAAAATTAAAAGACTGACAGAATTTCTCGAGGAGACAAATCGATCTTTAGGATACAGTGGTGGAGATGTTACAAAAATGCCAATTATAGGTAGTGTAATAACAAAACCTATTGGACCTTTTGGAGAAGGCTATTACGATATAGTTGAAGTGATTCAAGATCCACAGGGTAAAGAAATTTACATAGCTAATTCCTGGTATAAACCTGGAGTTCCCCAATTAATACATTCAGATTTAGTAAGACAGTTTAATCCATTACTTTACTAATTTTTGGAACTTTATTTTCAGATAAATATATAATAATAGAACTAGAGGTTTCTAGTCACTTCCCGGTCAACAAGCCGTAGAGTTTTCAGAAATGGAAACAAAGGAAGGGGCCAAATAAAATAATCTTTATGTATTATTCAACGCCAAGCGTGATGTCGGCATGTACTGCTCACATTACAAAAAACAGAAATAGATCTAAGATCTATGATGATTCCGTCTATCTAAAAGACGGTGAAAATTTCGAGATTGAGTTATTCAATCCAACAACGTCAAGGGTACTTGCAAAAATCACTATCAACGGTAATTATATTTCTAATTCAGGAATTGTACTAAAACCAGGAGAGAGAGTTTATCTGGAAAGATTTATCGATTCAAACAACAAATTTGTTTTTGAAACGTATGAAGTAGAAGGATCAAATGAAGCTTTAAATGCCATCAGAAATAACGGAGGTGTAGAAGTTTCTTTCTATACCGAAATTATGACTTCCACTTACTCATCATTTAATGATGGTTCTCTTACAATCAATTCTGGTAGTAGTACAGTATACGGATCCGGTACATTGTATGATACTTATAGCTATCCATTTGGAGGTACCACTGTTAATAATCTGTTTACCTCCAGCAGTTTAAGTGGTGTTTCAGGTTTATCTGGTCCAATAGGTTTAAACGGAGATGCAGGACCAGAGGGTATTAAGGGTTCAATAGAAACTGGTAGAATTGAAAAAGGCGATTCCAGTAATCAATTATTTGAAACTGTAAATGGAAATTTTAGCACATTTACTACAAGTTCTATTACTATCAAATTACTTCCAGAGTCGCAAAAACCAGTTGAGGTTTCTACACTTAGAAACTACTGTACAAATTGTGGAACAAGAGCTAAGAAACAATCTTGGAAATTTTGTCCAAGCTGTGGATCAAAAATCTAAACACCTACTGCACAAAAAACCCAAGAGAGATCTTGGGTTTGTAGTTTTTATTAATTAAGGTATACGTCCCAATTCTGAGCCATTTCAGCTTGTGAAATTTCTGTATCTGTATAAGGTCTAATGTTTTTTAAAGGAGTACCCCGATAGTTCATATAAGCTTCTTTTGGTACTGGTATTTGCTGTTGCTGTTGTTGTTGTGAACCGTATCCAACGTAAGTGGGTTGCGTTGTTTGCGTGTTGTTTGCTGAAGCCCCTGTTACCGATTTTACCACTTTAATACCAGTTTTAAGTTTAACTGCACCGACTTTTAGCGATTTAATTTTTTCTTTGTTTTTACTAAGAGCTACTAATTTAGCCCCGCCATCAATAATAAAAGATTTTAAAGATGCCAAGATTTTCCCAACGAACGGTGCAATGCCAGAAAATTTGGATAAAAATTTAGAGCTTTTTATAAACTTAACAATTTTGGGAAAGAATTTAGCAACTGCATTAATTAACGGTTTAAGAATTCCTTTTCCTATTACTGACCCTTTCCTTAAGGCTTTAACAAGTATAGTACCACCAGCTCCAATATACTGGCCAAATAATGGAATTAATCCAATTGCACAAAGCCCAGCAAGAAGAAATTCTCCTTGTTTGGCGTAAGAAACTAAATTGATTCCTTCTGCTATTGATCCTATACCAGGAATAAGAGCTGCAAAATCTAAAATAGTATTATACCAAGCTTCTAGTAATTGATTATCGTTAGAATTTAGATATTCTATAGATTCAATAATTTGTTTGCGTGAAAAATCGTTTTGTGTGAAATTAAAGCTATTCTCGTTTTCGAATAAGAATCCATCCATTGATAATATGTTATTCATACTATTTTTTCTTTTATATATCTGATAAAAGGAAACTTTTAAACTTTTTTACTATAATTATCATGTTATATAGATCGAGTAAAATATATGTAGATGATTCATACATTCATGGACGTGGAGTATTTGCATCAGAATTTATAAAAGCTGGCGAGATATTAGAAGAATGTCATTTCTTGGAATTAGAAAAAGAATCACAATACCCAGATATTCTACATAGGCATTTTTTTGCATGGCCAAAAGGTGTAGGTGATAAATTAGCAATATGCCTAGGGTATGGAAGTATTTTTAATAACTCAGACGAATCTCCTAATGCTGATTGGCAAACAGATACATCTAAAAATAAAATAATCTTTTTTTCAATTAAGGATATAAATAAAGGAGAAGAGATTTTTACTAATTATAGCAAGTATGATTAATTTTTAACAAAATCTTTTTTTTTAATAAACTAATATTATTAAATTTGTAAAATAAAATCGATATCAAATGGACACAGAAGACCGAAAAAGATTAGAAGAAATAGAGAACAGCATCGAAAAGCTCTATGATGAACAATCAAGAAAGCTTTTTGATTACATTGTTCAAATGAAAGAAGAGGCTTTTATGGAAGGCCAACCTTTGTATAAGTTTAGAGACACAGACCTTTTTGATAAACTCATAGCACATTTTGAATCTGTTGAAGAATATGAAAAATGTGCATTCATTCTAAATCAATCCACAAAAATCAGACAAGCAATTATAGAAAGAATGTAATATTGAAGAAACTTTTCCAAGTTCTTTTACTATAAATAATGTATGGGAAAAGGACGAAGATACATAAAAAAATCTGCTGATGGCAGATTTTTTTTGCATATAGAGAAGCCGGAGTATCAGATAGATCTTGATAAAAAAACAAAATTGTGGACCTCATCAGATTATTTGTTCTTAGAGTCACTTAAAGAAGATTCAGAAAGCACAAAAAAAACATTAGATGTATTAATACAATGGAATGAATTCCAACAGAATTTTGAAGCTTGTAATAGATTGTTAGTTTTAAGAAAAACTTTCTAAAATAAAAAAAGAGTGAATTCACTCTTTTTTTTGTGAACCTAAATCAAAAAATTGAGTATAATAATCAAATAGAAATTATGGAATCGATTTTTGAAAATGAAAAATTATTTTCTGGCAGAATGCTTTCTTTCTCTAAATCTGGATACAGAGACAAATTTCCTGACAACGAAGTTTATTTCAACGCAAACATTTTTGTTTTAGGAGAGGGTAAAATTTGGTATGGCGACATTGATGTCACAAAAGAAAAAGAACAATTAGAAAATGTAGCAAGGGAAATTGGAAAAGATCTATACATTCTTAGAGAAATGGATGGAAGATTTGAAAATGAGGAATTAAAGGATTCTGAAATTATTACTAGGGCAATGTGTAAAATAACTAAATAATAAAAATAAATATGGCAAAGAAAGAATTTTCATTCGCAGAATTAGACAAATCATTATCTAAAATAGATGGGTTTGAAATGGGATCAATTTTAGAAACTAACGAGTTTTCAAAAACAACAGAGTGGATCTCAACTGGTAACTATCTTTTAAATGCTCAGCTCTCTGGAAGTTTATTTGGAGGTATAGCAAATAACAGATCAATAGGAATTGCTGGAGATCCTTCTACAGGTAAGACCTTTCTTGCAATGAATATTACAAGAGAGGCTCAGAAGCAAGATTATGATGTTATTTATTGTGACACGGAAGGTGCTATAGATAAAAGCTCAGCCAAAAAATTCGGAGTTGATCCAACAAGAGTTAGATACCAGCCTATTAAGACTATTAATGATTTTAAAATATTCACAACAAACATTTTAGAAAAAGTTAAGATTGCAAGAAAAGAAGGTGCAGAGCCTAAAATCATGATTATTTTAGATTCTCTTGGTATGCTTAGTACAGATAAAGAAACTGGTGATGCTATTAAGGGTAAAAGCGCAATGGATATGGGATTAAGATCTAAAGAAATGAGATCACTATTTCGTGTTATAACATTAGATCTAACAGGTGTTAGAATTCCCTTGGTTTGTACTAATCACACAACAACAGGGGGAATAGGAGGATTTATGCCAACTAAAGAAGCATCAGGAGGTGATGGGCCAATTTTTTCAATGAGTAATGTTATTATGCTTTCTAAAGCACAATTAAAAGAGAATGACACAAAAACAGGAATTATTGTAACATCAACACCTAAAAAAGCAAGATTTACTAGACCTTATCCTGTTAAATTTCATATATCATTTATGAATGGCATGAATCCTTATGTTGGATTACAAGATTTTGCTTCTTGGGACATTTGCGGAATTGAAAGAGGTAAATTAGAGGTTGATAAAAAAACAGGAGAAATGGAATTTACACCTAATGCTACTTCTACACGATGGGCAATTAAACATTTAGGTAAAACCGTTACTTCTTCCCAATTATTTAATGGAGAAATATTTACAGATGAGGTATTAAGTATGATTGATGAGAAAGTAATTAAACCGCATTTCTTATTACCCGATCTTTTTGATGAAGACGAGCTAGCAATATTAGCTGAACCAGAAGAAGACACTGAAGAAGATGGAGAAGAATAAACTTAAAATGAAATATCTATTGGGTATTTGGAAAGATCTTCCTGAATATCCCACAAAAGAAGATGTTATATATGAGCTTAACTCCTATTTAATTAAGGATGGTAGGCCGGACGGAGAGTTTTCGGATCAGACGTTTAATTCTTTTCTTCCTGAGGGATGGGAAGAAAATAAATTTGGAGAAGCAGTTAATGAACTTATAGAGACAGATATTTTTGAAAAAACTGAAAAAACATTAGGAAACAAAAATTGGTATAAAATAAAGGATAATCCTCACTATTAAAAATGCAAAATCAACACTTAGAAAATATTTGGTTTAAAGCCGTAATTGACAATCCAGCTTATATTGAAGCAACAGAATCTAGTTACTTCAAGAATGCTGATTTTCAGGAAGCTTTTAAAGTCGTAAAATCATTTTGGAAAAAATATCAGCAGGTACCTAGCAAAAATCAAGTTAGAGAATCAGCAAAGCTTCTTAAATTAGAAGATAAACTCACTGATTCTTTACTTGAATCCATGTGGTCAATCTCTCTTAACGATTATGATACCGATTGGCTACAACAAAATACAGAGTCATGGATTGAATGGAAAACGCTCGAAAAAAGTGCAGTAGATTCAATAAATTATATTAGAAGTACTGATGTTACACCAGATAATATTAAGGACGTAATTAACACATATAAATCGATAGTCGTTGATCGTAATAAGGTGGATTTTTCATTCGATATGGGACTTAACTTTAAAGATCCAGAATCTCACAAGCAGCCAAGTAGCTTAACTTTCTCTAGTGGATATGATTACATCGATCATTGTCTCGGGGGAGGATTTTCAGCTAAATGTCTATATGTTTTATTAGGACAACCTAAAGTTGGTAAAACCCTTTGGCTTGGTAACATAGCAACACAAGCCATTAGAGCAGCAAATAATGTTGCTATTGTTACATTAGAATTAGGTGATAGAAAATATATGAAAAGATTAGGATCTAATCTTTTAGGAATTAGAATGTCAGAGTACAAAGACTCAGCAGAGAATGACTCGCAAATTAAGAAGAAAATAACAAATCTTGGATTTGACAATTTAAGAACCCCCGGTGAATTAGTAGTTAAGGAATTTCCAACTTCACAAGCATCTGCAATAGACATAGAGAATTGGTTAACTAAAGTTGAACAAGTAATGGGAATTAAATTTAAAATTGTTATCATTGACTACATCAATATTATGAAGAACTGGAGAAATCCAAATTCAGAAAATACATATATGAAAATCAAGCAGATTGCAGAGGATCTTAGAGCTGCAGCACAAAGAAATGATTGGGCAATAGTAACAGCAACTCAGACAAAACAAAGTGAATTTGATGCTACAGATCTTAGTATGAATTCAGCATCGGAATCATCAGGACTAGTAGCAACAGTTGATGGTATGTTTGGTATTATACAAGACCCTATGATGCTTACTAATAATGAATACAAGTTAAAATTGCTTGCAAATAGGGATGAAGGCTATAAAAACTCTTACAAAAAGTTTATAGTTGATTACACCTTCATGAGAATATCTGAAGATCCCAACTCTCAAATAATAAATGACTGATGAAAAAACAACAAAAACTGATTGAAGATGAAAAAATAGACCTTGACGAAAATCAAGAATCAGAAGATAAAAATAACAAAAAAGATACTGAAGATGAAGAGTTTGAAGTGGATCCTAGCACAGATTATAGAAGCTTACAATCTATAGTAACTTATGAAGATGAAGATTATATTTATTCATGTAATCTAAACAATAAAATAGACGAAATTTTTAAAGTATCAAGATGGTCAATCATAAGTCCGAGTAAAAAAATACCAAAAGATCTTATACCTCTAATATTCCAAGACATACTAAAAGAATTAGAGGAAACAGAATTTACAATGGTGGAAAAATTTGTTGCTATATGTGATTATACTGCAATAAATTATCAAAAAGCTTACGAATCTATTCACATGAAATATAAAGAAATCATAGTGCATGAGATGGATCAAAAATATAGTATTTTAAGTAAAAAAGGAATTAAAAAGATATTTTAATGGAGAAATTCTCAGATATTAAGAGAGTAATTTTTATTACAGATACTCACTTAGGTGTAAGAAACAATTCTAACGATTGGATAGACATTCATGAGGATTATTTTAAAAATTGGTTTATTCCTCTTTGCAAAAAAATATACAGACCAGGGGATTGCCTAGTGCATCTTGGTGATGTTTATGACAGTAGACAATCTCTTAATCTTAGAGTTCTTAATCTGGGAATAGAAATATTTGAAGATCTTTCAGCAATTTTTAAAGATGGTATTTTTATAATCTGTGGTAATCATGATATTTATGGGAAAAATACAAATGAGGTAAATTCTTTAAAATCTCTTAAATGGATCCCTGGAATAAAAATATATGAGGAACCTGAATCTATACAACTAGGTAATAGAAAGATTTTTCTTATGCCATGGAGAAAAGATCATGATGCTGAGAGGGAAACATTAATGACGGTAAAAGAACCACATGATTATATGTTCTGCCATACGGATCTTAAAGGCCTAATGTTTAATAAGTTTGTAAGAATTGATGCAGGATTAGACTATGCAGACATGAATAAATTTGAAAGAGTTTATTCTGGTCATATACATTATTCTCAGACATTTGGAAAAATGAGAATGCTAGGATCTCCTTTTCAGCTAACAAGATCTGATACAGATAACACAAAAGGAATAACTGTACTTGATTTAGAAACAGGATTTGAAGAGTATTACGAAAATAATTACTCACCTAAATTTGTCAGAATTACCTTCGAAAAAGTTTTAAATTCAACCCCTAATGAATTAAATCCTATATTCAAAAACAATTTTATAGACATATTGGTTGATCCAGAATTAGCAGTAAAAGCTCCGCTTGGATTATTAACCGAATATGTAATTTCCCCATTAAAAATATCATTCACACCAGTAACTAATCCGGGTGAGGAATTAGTCGATGAAGGATTCCATGACCTAGAAGGAAAAAGCTTTTCTATTTTAGATCTAACTAAATTATACTTAGATAAGTGTAACTATGAAGATGATAAGAAAACTAAGATCTATAAAGCGATAGAAAAATTATTACATAAAGTTTCAGTACAAGTTAAAGAAGATGAAGATCAAGAAGATTGAATGGAGAAATGTTGCTTCTTATGGTAACAAATTACAAAAATTAGAATTACCAGATAAATCTGGTCTAATCCAAGTAGTTGGTGAAAATGGGGTAGGTAAATCTACCATATCGGATGTTATTACATTTGGTCTATACGGAAAACTTGAAGGAAAAAAACTGAAAGATATTCCGAATAGATCAAACAAATCTGCTTGGATGAAGATCGAGTTTGAACAAGACGGTAAAGTTTATGAGGTTGAAAGAGGCTTAGATCCTTCACATTTTCAATTGACTATTGATGGAAACATCTACGATCAAGCAGGAAAAAATAATGTACAGGAATTTTTAAGTGAGGACATTTTAAAAATCCCTTATTACGTTTTTAATAACACAATATCCTTATCAATTAATGACTTTAAAAGCTTTCTTAAAATGAGTACAGCTGATAAAAAATTAATTATAGACAAGATTTTTGGATTTTATATTCTTAATGAAATGCGTGATATTCTTAAGGAAGAATCAAAGACAATAAAATCATCAATTGATCGATTATCCGGTGAAATATTTGCTACGGGAAGATCTATAGCAGCATCTCAGAAAGAATTAGAAGAGTTACAACAAAAAATACTAGAAAATTCCGGATCAGAAATAGAAAGTAGTAACGAACAATTAGAAAACTATAGAGAACTTCTAAAATTACATGGGGATAAATTAAAAGATTTTAGATCTAAAGAAAATGAAGCAACTAGGAACGTAACAAAATCATATGAATTGTATAGTGATTTAGGTTCTAAAATTAAAGATATAGATTCAAAAATGAATTTATATAATAACGAAAAATGTCCAACTTGTGCATCAGATCTTTCGACAGATTTTCACAAGAACGTGTTTGACGATCTTTCAGATCTTAAGATTAAATTCACAGGGGATTTAGCAGATTTAAAAAAGAATTATGAAGATGCTAAGAAAGTCCAAAGCCAATTGGCTACCATTAAGAATGATCTATTTACCAAAGGAGGTAAAATAGAAAGTGCAATTAGAACATTACAAGATAAGATTAAAACACTTAAGACTTCAAAAAATAACGACCAAGTTAATTCGGTAAGAAAACTTCTTAATGCAGCCAATGACGATCTTTCAGATTTTAACCAGGAAAAAACAGTTTGGGAAGAAAGACAGATCTGGATTAAGACATTAGACGAAGTGCTTAGTGAGAAAGGTGTTAAACAATTAGCTATTAAGTCCATATTGCCGTCTCTAAACAACGAAATACTAAATACCTTATTATCCCTTCACTTACCATATAAAGTCGTTTTTAACGAAGAATTTAATGCACAAATATTTCACTTAGGAGAAGAGATATCAACACAGACACTATCAACAGGGGAAATGAAAAAAGTGGATTTTGCAGTGCTTGTTGCTATTATAAAATTAATGAAAATAAGATTTTCGTCGGTTAATATTCTTTTTCTTGATGAAATATTTAGTTCAGTAGATCCTGATGGTGTTCATAGTATATTAAACACCTTGAGGAAATTATCAGACGATCTAAGCATGAACATTTTTGTAATAAATCATGCTCCAATGCCAACGGAAATATTTGATTATAAGATAGAAATATCAAAAAAGAATAATTTCTCTGATATTGCTTTCGATAAAATGGTATAAGATATATAAATCATGGCAGATATATTTCCAGCAGGCACAGAATCTATAAGAAATCTTACACCGAAATTTAACTATTTTTTAGTGGTTAAAGGTGATTCTATTGCAGACGATATTCCACAAAAAGAATACTTCGTTTATAGATTTAAAGTGGCTATTAGCGCTAAAGATGGAATTAGTGAATTGAAAAAATATTTTAGATTCACCTTAAATTCACAGGTTTTTACGTGTAGAGAACTTAGTGATATTGAATATGCTACTGGTGATTTTTATCATCCAGATTATAAAAATCACAAAAAAGAACCTATAGCTTTTAAATTGAGAGAGATTCCTATTTATATGCAATCAGTGATAAGAGTTATAGATTTTAATAAAGATCCGTATCAATACGGCAGTAAACCTATAATAAAGGATAATACATCATTTATAACGTAATAACAAAATATGAATTTTTTAGAAAAATATAACACAGATGAGGTATTCTTTAGAGGAATAATACTTGGATTATTAACTAAGTTAAACCAAACAATAACTTACGAACAAACCGACAACGATCAAGTAACTAGTGTAATTCATATACCATTCTTTTATTCTATGGTAGGAGATGAGCCATTCTTACAAGACTTTTACCTTTCTTACGAAGATTGTGACGGCAATCCTGCATTTGCTGAAGGAAATTATGATGTTGTTCCAAGAGGAATTATCGAAATGGGATCAATAAGAATTGATTCTTCATCTGCAACAACAAAATTTGTTAGAGGATCATATGTCAAAGAAGTTGAGAAAGAAGAAGGAAGTGAAATGACTACTTTCTCTTCTTATTTCAATCCGATACCATTATCATTGCAGATTGTTGCTAAAATAAAAGTTGACACAACTCTTGATGCTTTTAAAGTTCAACAAAGTATTCTTGAAATACTTTATAAAAGGTTCGTGTATAATTTTCAATATAAAGGATTTAGAGTTCCTGTACAAGTAGTTATGCCTGATTCTCCACCAGATAAACAACCTAATAATTTTCAAATGTCATATGGATCTCAAAGAGGAGAAGCTATCACACTATCTTTCACTATGGACTTAGAAACATATTTACCTGATATAGATATAACTACAGAGCGATTCAGAGGTAATTTAATGCAAGGTGGGATAAAATTAAATGTTGAGTTTGGAACTGCTCCAGTTGATGACAGCCAAATAATATCAGGATTAGGAGTTTATGCAGTTAGAAGTGATATAAAAGGCGAAACTGGCGTAACAGGAGCTGCTTCATCCAACCCTTAAGAATTCAAAGACTGATCCTCTGTAGTTACTTCTTCAACAACTTCTTTTACTTCTTCAAATTCAGTAACTCCAGAATCTTTAGATTTTCTGTAGCCTAAAAGAGTTGCACCTATTGATACAAAAATAATTGATTGTATTAAAATATCTACATTCTCGTTTAAAAACATTTTATCGATACACCCAAGGAAGAAAGTAATTCCTCCTATAAAGACGATGTATAAGCCTGCTGTACCACTTCCCGAAGTTTTTCCGTCTGAGTTAGAAGTGAGTTGTGAAAAACTAAACTTCTCCATAGATGCTCTGAATTTTTTCATATTGTTTTTCTGATATATATTACAAACATAAGCCAAAATGGCAGAGAACTTAATAGATTTTACTTCAATTGGAAATTATAGAATAATTTCCTGGAGCCAACCATTTAAAAATGTTCAATCATTTAATGGATGGATAATTGATACAACAGGAGAAGATCCCCCGCATATTTTTTTATATTTAGAATTTAGATGGAGTATTAATGGGTCTAATTGGTCTTTATGGAGTCAACTGACTGAACAATCGGTTCAATCACTATCTATATCTCCTGATAATCCATTATGGTTAGAGATAAGAATGTCTGCTATGTCCGATGAAAATTCTAGTCCTTATTATTCACCAGGAACTTCATTAAGTCCTCCTATAATTTTATTAGATTTTGAATTTGATTTGTCTTACAAGACAGTAGACCCTAGGGATTTAATGGGTAATCCACCTTCACCTATATGTGGTAAAGAATTAACTAATTATCCTATAGTTTTTTCCGATTGTAATTTTACATTTAAACCATACGATATAAATAGAGCTGTAAATCTATATCAAGATTTAAGTAAAATTGTAAATAATGTTTTTGGCCACGAGGTTATTTATTATTCAGTACAACCACAAGGTAGGGGAAAAGACGTGGTATTAAAAGAGTATACATTATTTGATGTTGTCGAAGAAAAATGTGTAAAGGTAATGGTTCCAAATAACACGTTCCCTGATGCAGCTTTAACATTCGAATCGTGGGGATTAAATTTTAATCAACCTTTTGAAATTCACATAGATAGAAAATACTTCGAAAGTATTTTTGGAAAAGGATCTCAACCAAGAAAAAGAGACATTATTTTCTTCCCTTTAACTAATAGAATTTACCAAATAGATTCTATGTATGTTTTTAGAGACATAAATAATTATCCAGTATATTTTAAAATACAATTAGTTAAATATGAAATTAAAAAAAATACATCTTTTCTTAACCCTTCTTCTGAATCTGCTTTGGTAGATTACACTGTAAACACACAAGAATTATTTGGCGAAGAAACTAAAAATCAAGAAATTGAATTAACTAAACCTCAACAATACACAATAACATCACAAAGAAGACTAGAAGATCCTATAAGATCCTATATAAGCAAAGGCCTTCCTATAATAGAATATGATCTAAATAATAATTGGACTATAGTTTTTAATAACTATTATGACTTAGATAAATTATTTATTGACGCAGAAAATATAGTAGATCCTCAATCTCCTGCACTATTAGATTTTGAAAGAGATGCTGTTAGATGGAAGTCAGATCCAGTTTTAACTGAAACCGACGAGAGATCTTTTATGTGCTGGTTTAGAACAAGAAATTTCTTAGATAGAAGTAAATTAGTTCCGAAGCCTGCTCCTAAATTGACAATAACTATTGATACGATAGGAACAAACGAAATAACTTATACAACTTATCCAATACCACATAAATTAAGTCTTGGTGAAAATCCTAACGGATTTATATCAATACTTGGGGATGCAACAAGATCTGGAGGATTTGAAATATTAGAAATTGTCGATCAATTTAGATTTAAAGTGAAAGATAATGGTGCAGCTGCTCCTGTTACAACTGCTGGGTGGAAAGCACAAAAAGCACAATCAAGAATTCTATTTGATGGATATTACGGAGGTCAAGGATTACGCTTAGATTTCATATGGAGTGGATCAAATGCAGTTACTAGTCCAACGGATAATAATTACATACAAACGGGAAGTTTTAGAATAAAGATAAATAACTTAGAAGTATACTCTCCTTTTGGAGCTGGGATAGCTAGCACTATAGGACAATTTATACCTTCTGTTGATGATTGGTATGGATTTGTTTTTAATTTTTCTAACATATTCAGACAATATTCGCTAAAGGTTTGGCAATTGACCTATGATCCTGATAATCCATTAGCTCAAACTTCGGATTTGAGTCTAATACATTCAATGGATGGAGTTACTTCACAGGCTTACACTTTTAATATTTCGCCTGTAATTGAAAATGATTATGATAGTCCATTTTACGGAACTAATAATTATTCATATAAAACTAGTTCTTGTCCACTTTGGGCAACTAACTATAGATTTTTTAAACATATGGTAGAAGAGGAAAAACAGTCAACAATACTAAATCAGAATATAATAGGAGATGCGCATCTTGCTATTATAATAGATAATGCTAAACCTGTACTGAAATTGCCGCGTGTGGCTAGAAACAGATAATTTATGCCAAGAAGAAAACCAAAAATACCGAATCTTTCAAAAGAGGCAGAGCTTAATCTTAAAGATAAGCTTGATGGGATTGTTTTAGCAGATGAAATGCTAGCAGGGCTAAGTACACCAGATATCCCGGCAATGAAGCCTCAAAGATTCATAAATGTAGATAGTGTAAAGAATGAAGTTGAAACAGAAGCTAGAGCTATATTAGATTCATTATCTAGGTTCTATGCAGATTTAGAAGATATTCCAGAAGACAGCTACTTAAAACACAAGCAGAAAATAGATGCTCTTAATATATCAACTATGGCATTTCAGATAAGAACTGCACAACATGCTATATCAAAGCTTGTAGAGGAAATAGATTCAGGAAGAATGGAGCCTAGACTTTTTGAGGTTCTAGCCCAACTTCAGAATCAGATCATGCAAATGCCTAAAAATTTTTCTAACTATATGTCGCAGATGGAGAAAAATTATAAACAACTTAAAAATGAATCAGAAGAGATTAAAAGAGGCGGTAACATTCAATTAGATGAATACGGTAATGTTATACAAACCGATGAAAATATGGATCTTTTAAAAGTGAGAGGTACAAAAAGTCTTATGGAGAATTTACAATCTGTAATAAAATCAGGAAACCTTATTAAAGATGCTGTAATAGTACCACACAATGATGATTTAATAAATCCAAGAACAAAATTTGGAAAGGGATCAGGAGATTCTTTAGGAGGAGACGATGACATCGACTTTGAAATAGAAGACGACATCTTCGAATAATTAATAAATTATGGCAATTAAAGAAGATAAAATAGGTAATTTCTGGTCGTCAGCAAAAGTTGAACAATTAGTTTATAATGCTGAGGAGAATGGTATAGATTACAAAGATGTTGATAATCCCTTTCATGAGAATGATCCGGAATTAAGAAAAGGACAAATTCTATTCGAATACACAGAATGGGAATTAGAAGAGATGAAAAAATGTGCCGAAGACGTGGTATATTTTGCAGACAAATACTGTAAAGTAATGACGGATGATGGTATACAAAAAATTAATCTTAGAGACTATCAAGTACAAATACTAAATCAATACCAAACACACAGAAAAAATATCTTCGTTTCACCAAGACAATCAGGAAAAACTATAACATCATCAATATTTCTTTTATGGTATTTACTTTTTAATTTTGAAAAAAATGCCATGATTATGGCAAATATTGGGGATACTGCTGCGGAATTAATGGATAAGATTAAAGTTATTATGAAGGGACTTCCTTTCTTCTTAAAGCCAGGTCTAATTGTTTATAATGTGATGACCATGAAGTTTGATAACGGATGCAGAATAATGGCTAAGACGACAACTAAAACATCGTCTATCGGTTATACAATTCATATGTTATACATGGATGAGTTTGCTCACATTAATCCTAACTTCATTAACCAATTCTTTAAATCTGTTTATCCTACGATATCATCTTCGCAAATTGCCAGGGTTATTATAACTTCCACACCTAACGGAATGAATAAATTCTGGGAACTTTATAAAGGAGCAATAGAAGGTGAAAATGAATTCAACCCAATTCGAGTAGAATGGTGGCAAATACCTAATAGAGATGAAGAATGGAAGAGAAAAGAAATTGCTGCATTAGGATCTGAAGAAGATTTTAATCAAGAATACGGATGTCAATTTCTTTCATCATCAAGGCTTTTATTAGATTCTTACACATTAAAAAGATTAAAAAATAGCGAAGAGCAATTTATTTTTCATGAACTCTCACCATTTGAAAATAGCCCTATAGATTATTCTAACCTTATATGGCATCCTAAATTTGATCCCACATCAATTTTTGAAAAAGATGGACAAAAATTCTATGTTTCAATAGATACGGCAAGTGGAGGGGGAGGAGATTATTCTGTAGCAAATATATTTAAAGTTGCTCCTATGCCTGCTAATGTCATTAAGAATAAAAAATTCTTTGAATATGAAAGTGATTTTTTTTGTCTTTTACAAGTTGGTATTTTCAGATCAAATATAGTGGAAATAGACGAATTTAAGATTTTATTAGAAATATTAATAAGTGGTGTATTGGGTGTTGATAACACAAGGATAGTTCTTGAGCTTAATTATAAAGGGGAGATTCTAATGGATAAACTTTTAGATTGTGAAGAATTCTTTGATGAAATGTTTGTTTATACAAAACATTCAGAAGCTTCTAATAGATTAAAGCCAGGAATTAAACTAACAGTTAAGAACAAAGAAAAATTCTGCTATGATTTAAAGATAAACACCAGATCATCTAAAATAATTCCCTGTAATAAAAATGGAATTCATGAATTAGCCAATTTTGGAATAAATCCTAATGGAAGTTTTTCTAGTCAAATTGGAAAAGATGACGAGGCAATGACATTGGTAAATATAAACTGTGTATTTGATACAGGGGATTTCCAAGAGACAGTTTCAGATCTGTATGATATAATACCAGAAAAATTCAGAAAACTTATAGAAGAAAGGTTATTAGAAAATATAGAAACCAATCAAAATAAGACTAATGACATCTCGAGTTATACTTTCTTAAACGGACTCCTTGATTATTAGAAGACTGATGATATATACATAGAAAAAGAAGTCTAAAGCAGTTGATTTCTTAGATATATATATAAAAATTAAAATTAAAGATGGCCAAACAAATTAAACTTGACTTATCCCAATTCAAAGCATCTGGCGTTTACACGTTAGAATTTGATGCTTCCGAAAATATTATCATTAATCCTCAGACAATTCGATTAGTGATAGGTTACTCTAATATTGGACCTTTTAATACGCCAGTATATTGTCCAGATATTACAACTTTTCAGTCAATATTCGGAAGCACTGATAAAGCTTTAGAGAAAAAGGGATCATTTTTTCATAGATCTGTTTTAACATGTATAGGAAGTGGGCCAGTATTTGCTTTAAATCTAAGATCTCTTAATAATACTGTAGATACTAACGGAGATCCAGATTACGCTGCTGGTGCTGACATTGCTAGATATCGTGCTTTCTCTATGGATTCAGAAGAGCAAAATGGTGCTAACGCAACAGGAGCATATTCAGATCCTTTGACAAATCAAGATAAATTAGTTTCTTCTTATTATAACAAAGAGAAATTCTGGTTCCCTGACACTAATTATTTCTTAGCAACTGAAGATTCTGCTGGTGCACAACCAGATTCAAGAAAGTTATTCAGTCTTGTTAACTTAGGGCAAAATCCAGTAAGTATTATCGTAAGAAAATCTTTAGATTCTACATTCCCTTTAAGAGGATTTGATATTACTGCTAAAGAATATTTTGGATCTGATAATGTTCCTTCATATATGAATCAATATGATTATCTTTCAGATTGGTTTATTGATGTTATTGTACTTAGCGGAAATTGGACAGATTATCAATCATTATCTAATGATCCTATTTACAGTACATATTTCACATCTAAAGGATTTATTAAATCAAGAATTGATAATTTCTTATCACAAAATGGAGTTAATACATTATTAACTGTTACGGGTACTGTTATTCCTAACTTTACTGATCAAAATGGTACTCTTAGATACATTCAGACGTTAATCAACAACCAAACACCAAGTACTGGTATATTCTGTGCAGTTAACGAAGAAGCTTTAGATGATTTATTAGTAAACTCTTCAGTCTTTGATCTAGTTGGACATCACTTAGTTGATGAGATTGGCTCACCTGCTGATGCTGATATCACAACATTTCCTAGGAACTTAAACTTCTTATCTTATAGCCAAAATCTATTTGCAGATTACACTTACGATAAAAACGTAGGTGGTTCTACTGGAGGTACAGAAATTGCTGATACGGGGGTTTCACCTTCTACTGGATTTGATATCCTACCAGAAACTGGTACAATGTTAGAAGATACTAACTACAATGCTACAGGAGACGCTGGTATACCTTTTACTGAATTTGATACATATTCTCCAACTGCAAGAGATGGAGGATCTATTTATTTAGATACATTATTTGTAAATTCAACTCTACACGACACTCAGATTGAAACTCTAGTGGATTTCTTAGATACTACTCCTGATACTCCTGCAGATAGATGGGTATTAGGTAAAGTTACATCTAATTTACCAACAGCAGGATATTTAGGATTCTATGTTGGGGATTTAGTTAAAATGAGAGTAGCTGAAGCTAAATTCATTACTAACGATACATTACCTGTAGGTGAAAGACAACAGTTAAGAATTAGAATGAATCATCCATTAGTTGGTTCTACTGCTTCTACAACTTATGTTGAGCCTTGGTACGAAACTAACAAAAGTGTTGCTGATGCTTACCAAATCGGTACTCCTGATTACTTTGATAATGATGATGTTTTCTTCTCTCCAGATATCCCAGTAGGTGCAGATAGCTATTTAGCTTACGAAAACTCGCCTATGTACAGAGACTGGGCTAAAGGAAATATTGGTGATGGAGATCAAGATTGGAAGGATGATACAGGTTCATTAGTTCAATATTTAAAATTCGAATCAAACGTAGACCGAGACGGATTTAGCATCTTAGTATGTAGAGCGTTTTCTGATGATACACTTACAACTCCAGAAGCAATTGAAGGATTTGGGGATACTTTCATCAGTTCTTTACCTACTGGAGCTAATGCAGCTGGAACTTACCAATTTAATATCGTTTCAACCGCAGGTAACATTAGTGATTATATAGATATTATTACTCAATTACAGCCTAACGTTATTGAATTAACTACAACAGTTGCTGATTCTTCGGGAATTAAGGTAGGAGATCTATTAGTTTCTACTGATACTCAAATTTATGATAATCCATTAACTGAAAATCTTCAGTCAAGATTAACTAGAGTACTTGAGGTTAAAACAGTAGCTCCTCCTTCTTCTCCAGGAATTTACACAGTACAGGTTAAAACTGAAAGACCAATCAAATTGTATCCAGGTACAACAACAAGAGTTTGGAAATTTAAAAATATCCAAGAATTTGTTACATCTTTCAATTTCACTTATTTACCAGGAGCTCAGATTAAAGCTGCTTCTGTACCAAATGGAACAGATCAAAGAATGAATGATATCTTGGATGTACTTTCTAATACAAACTTAGCAAGAACATTAGCTGATACTGATGTAATTACATTCAGATACATCGTAGATACATTCGATGGTGGTATTCAGCCAAACTGTAAATTCCAACTTACTAGACTTGCTAAAAACAGACAAAAATGTTTAGCAATTTGTAATGTACCTTCAATGAAGAAATTTGCAGATTCTATTGATCCTAGATTTACTTCAGCACCTACTGCAACTGATCCAGCTCCAATTTTACAAGCTAGATATATTGCAGATGGAGGTAACTTAAGTTTGAATCCTTCATTTACTTTCTCTTTACCTGATGAAGATTTAGGAGCAAAATTCTCAGGATTCTTTGCACCATTCTTAACAATCAGAGAAAATGGTAAGAACTTAGACGTTCCTCCATCAGCATATGTTTCTAATAACTTTATTCGTAAATTTATTACAGGGGAACCTTATTCAATAGTAGCTGGTCTTAAAAGGGGTATTATTTCAGCTGGTAACTTAGTTGGCCTAGAATACGATTTTGATATCGAAGACAGAGAATTTTTGGAGCCATTTGGTATTAATCCTATCATTAGAAAAAGAGGTATTGGTATTGTTATCTACGGTAACCAAACAAGCTACCAAAGAACTAACTCAGCATTTAATAACCTACACGTTAGAGACTTATTAATTACAGTTGAATCCGCAATAGAAGAAATACTTAACAACTTTGTGTTTGATTTTAATGAAGACAATGTAAGACTTGAAATTAAAACATTAGTAGACAATTACTTAACTGGGGTAAGATCCGTTGGAGGTATTTATAACTATTTAACTATTATGGACTCTTCTAATAATACACCTGCAATTATTGATCAAAATATTGGTATTATTGATGTAATTATTGAACCTGCAAGAGGTATCCACAAGTTTATTAATAGAATGACAGTTACAAGAACAGGCGGTATTGCTTCTGGTGGATTTGCACAATTTAGCTAATAAATTTGTTAATAAATAAGATAGAAAAATATATAAAATAAAAACATGGCAGGATTACCACATTATACAAGTTCAAAAGCTTCAGTTAATAAATTTGAACCAGTTTTTCTTAATCAGTTTGAGGTGACTATTTCACCACCTGCTGGAGTGATATCAGTTCAAGGAAATCCTGGTAGCGGAAACATCCTTTTAGAGCAAGTGACCAACATTTCGGGTTTGCAAGTGGATCAAAATGCTGGTGAGATCACTCAACAGTACAAATTTGCTAAAAGATACTATTCAGGAGCAGCTCCACAAAGAACAGGATTAGATGTTTCAATATCATTTGAAGTTAACCTTGATGATAATAATTCCATGTATGTTTTCAAAATACTTCGTCAATGGTCAGATTTAATTTATAATCCTATTACAGGAGCAATGGGACTTAAAAGGGATTATACAGGAAACATTTTAATTAACGTTTTCAATAAACAAGGAGATATTTTTAGAAAAATTAATCTTAGAGATTGTTTTCTTATGTCACCTATAACAGATATGGCATTAAACTATACCCAAGCATCTATTTATAAAATTGATGTACAATGGGCAGTAGATTATTTCGAAGACATATTCATATAAATATAAAACAAAATGGCAGGATTACCACATTTTAGCTCATCAAAAGCAGCAGTTCAATTATACGAACCAGTATATCTTAATCAATTCGAGGTTATTATTCAGCCTCCTGCGGGTGTATCTACACCACAAGGAAATGGAGGAAGATCTTTATTAGTAGAAAATGTACTTTCTATTTCGGGTTTATCTGTTGATAAAAACCCAGGAGTAATGGAACAAAGGTATAAATTTTCAAGAAGAAGATATGCAGGTGGAGCAGTTGATGATACTGGAGTAAAAATTAGAATTGATTTTGAAACTAACTTAGATGATAACAATAGCAACTATGTATTTAAAACTATGCGTGAGTGGTCTGATTTAATATATAATCCGTTAACAGGTGCTACTGGAATTAAATCAACATATGCAGGAGGAACTTATATACTTATATCAATATTCAATAAAGAAGGAGATGTATTTAGAAGAATAAAACTAGTGAATTGCTTTCCTACAGATCAAATAAAATCAATGGATTTGGATTATAGTAACGGAACAACTCCTTATAAAATTGCACTTTCTTTTAGAGCTGATTATTTTGAAGATATATTTAACTAAAAAAAATTAAAAGAATATATAAATGGAGACTTTATTAATAGAGTCTCCATTTTTATTTGATATTATTTCTTATGAGAATGGCAATATTAAAATAATATGGACGACGAGTGTGAATCAAAAAAAGAAAAGAAGACTTGCCACAATCTGCTTAATCTTAGCAACATTTTTCAATCCCTTTGGATTCGATATTCTTTTTGCAACATTAATGAAATGGACAGAATCTTATTGGCATACTGTTGTAATTTTTTATTTCCTTTCGGGGTTATTCTTTGGTCTTTACTTTTTTTTATCGTCTAATAAGAAACTAAAAAGAAAACAAGAGTAAAAGAAATATAAGAAAAAAAATATGATTGACAATTTTGATGATGAGCTTCTAAATGAGCTCAACCAAAAAGAAGCTAAATCTAAGTTCGAGTATGATTCTATTCAAAGAATCGAAGAACCTGATCCAGATGTACAAAATGTAAAAATTCCCGATTGGATCCCAACCTCTGATAATATAACATCAACAAATTTAGGAAAAGTTAATGTTAACAGAACTCCACTTGGAATGGAGTCTGAATGGAAAAATATACCATCGGAAACTTTACCTTCTAAAGGATTTGGATATCCTGACGGATTTGAAATTGCTATTAAAGCAGCTAAGGTTACAGAAATACGTCAATTCTCTACTGTTGATGAAAGCGATAGATTAGATCTAGACGACAAATTAAACGCTATTATTGAAAAATGTATGAAAATACGATGGAATGGCGGAATATTAGAATCATATGATCTTTGGTACGAGGACAGATTTTTTATTATTATGTCAATAAGGGATATGACTTTCTTAAAAGGAGAGAATAGAATCTTATTACCTATTACAAAAAACTGTACTAAAGAAGATTGTAATATTCCTGATATGATAGAATTAAAATCTAATTTATTAGACAGCTTTGTTATAGAGAATGAGATATTAAAAAGATACAACAAAGATTCTTATTCCTTCAAATTTATACCAAAAGACGGAAGCGCAGAAATGGATCTGTATATTCCTACTATAGGGGTAACCACTATATGCAGAAAAATAATTTCAGAGAAAAAAAGAAGAAATAAAAACTTCGACGAGAGTTTTGCAAAAGTTGCAACTTTCATAATACCAGATTGGAGAGGTCTAGATGAAAGATTATATGATCAATATGAGAGACTTTCAATAGAATGGACTCCATTACAATTTTCAATAGCAGATCAGATTAGCGAAAAAATTAATTTTGCAACAAAATCAAGAATTTATACCAAATGTGAAAGCTGTGATGGGGAGGTCACAGCAGATATTACCTTTCCCGGAGGATACAGATCCCTTTTCATTATTTCAAATATCCTTGAGCAACTATTTTGATATCAAATTTAGACTTTGGGAAGAATTTAAACTTTCAATAGATAATATAGAATCTCTTCCTTTTTATGAATATCAGTTATATATAGATAAGCTTAACGAAAAAATAGAAAGAGAGAATAAGAAATCTGAACAAGGTGATTTAGTAGAAGCATTTTCATTTTCAAAGCCAAAAAGTTAACTTTTTGGCTTTTTAGGTATATAAAATAAAATAATATTTTGGCAGAAGAAACAGGAACACAAGGATCAGAATTTCCAATTTTTAAATCAGGAGAAGGTGCTTTCGATAGAGCAAAGTACAATGAGCAATTAGATGCAAGCTTTGTATCTGATGGTATAAATGTTAGATTAACAGGAAAAGAAATAGATGATGATTTAAAAAAGAAGAAGAAATCTGCGGATGAGGTTATAAAAGAAGCTAATAAATTTTATACTGAATCTTTTCAAAAAAATCTAAAAGCTTTAGACCCAGCTTATGATGCAAGTATTATATATTATTCAGAAGCTTATGCAGGGGATTTATCAGATAGGATTAAAATAAAAAGAAAAATAGAGGATGGAGAGGCATTAGACGGAAAAGAGATTTTCGAAATGTCTAAAGGATCTGCAGAGAATAAATTAGCAAATGCACAGATTCTTAAAACTGGTAACGTTACACAGATAGTAGAAAATTTAGGAATTAAAAATATAAAAGGTTATGAAAAATATGATGAAGTAAAAGAAGACTTTAATAGCAAACTAAAAGATGATAGTCTTAAATTTGATGATCTATTAAGTAAATTTTCAAAAATTGTTAGTTATTTTAATGAAACTGGGCCTATGGCTGGAGAGTCTGCTGCTTCATTATATACACCAGAAAATAATTTAATAATATCAGCATTAGCTAAAATACTAGAAAGCGAAGGATTTAGTAGCGAAAGTGTTTTAGCTATGTCTAAAAGATACGAAGAAAATCTAGAAAAACTTATAGATAAATCAAAAAGTGGATCTATCGAGACAATGAAAATGTTCAATGAGGGAGATATAGTAGCAGCTACTGTCCCTACGGAAACAGTTTCAGAAACTAGATTAGAAGAGAAAATAATTGCTACTGAACCTACTGAAACGCAAGCAGAACCAGTGAGCACGACAGAATCTTCTATTGAACCTATAACAAATATTATAGGACCAACTGTTGATAAAGGAACAACTGGACCTGATTCAGTATTTAATGAAACCAAATTAGGAGAAACAATAAGTGGTACAGGAGCTACTGGATTTATCGGGGCTACTATTAATTCTCAACCCCAAAAAATAGAAAAAACATTAGATAGCAGATATGATGATCTAATTAAAGATCTATTTGGTATAGATTTAGGAGCTGCTAGTGTAACTGGAGGAACTGGAGGAACTGGAAACGCAAAAGATTCTAGTAAGTTACAGACGGGGCAAGAAAAACTTGTATCAAATAAAGCTGAAGATTTATTTGGAATAAATTTTGGAGCTGCTAGTGTAACTGGGGAAATAGAAAATAAAGTATCAGAGAAAAAAATTGAAGAAACTAACCTAGGGACTAGAATAGAGAAAAAAAATGAAGTAAAAAATGAAACTTTACCTCCTTCTACTAGTAAAATAGAAACTAACCCCCAAAATTTATCTAGTGTAAGTACACCAGTAGAAAAACCTAAAGAGACAGAATCTATTGCTACTAACACTAATAATAATGTAAACACTACTAGTAATATTGTATCTAATAGAGAAAATTCTGAAAATCCAACTACAGAATCTCCAAAGAGCGAAACCACTAACAACGAAAAAAAAATTGAAGAAAATGGAATTGGAGAAGGAAATAACGAAATGTTAGAGACAATGAAAACTATATCTACGTTATTGATTCAACTTAATAGTACTATGCAAGGGCCATTAATTGTTACACCATCAAATAAAAAGTTTTAATAATATGTTTACTTATTAAAAGAGATTCTATATATTTGTAAAATAAAACCTAAAATAAAAAGTATGAGTAAAAACTATGAGATTTCGAACGAGCTTAGACAGGCATCAGCTCAATTCCTAAAGGAATATTCGAACTATGAAAAATGTCTGCAGAATTTGGATAATGAGGAAAAATTGGAGTTTACAGAAGATGAAGTTAATGAGATATTAAATCTCCTTGGTGCTTTTAGGCTAAGAGACGTGTTTTCAATCGTAGAACGCTATAAAATCGAAGTCGTACCTTTAAAAGCACAAACTGATGATCAATCAGAACCTACCGCAAGCGAAGCAGAATAAGATCGATTTATTGTACTTAAGAATGGCCAAAGTTTGGTCAGAGAATTCCCACTGTAAAAGAAGTCAAGTTGGGTGTTTAATAGTCAATAATCGTACGATAATATCCGATGGATATAATGGAACTCCATCTGGATTTCCTAATCAGTGTGAAGATTGCGACAACAACACGCTCAATACAGTTTTACATGCAGAAGCTAATGCTATAACAAAAATAGCTAAGAGTACAAATTCGGCGGAGGGTGCTACATTATATGTAACGCTATCACCTTGCTTTGATTGTGCTAAACTTATAATTCAGGCAGGGATTAAAAGGATAGTATACTCGGAAGTTTATAGAAAGACAGATTCTTTTAAACTTTTTGAGGAAGCAGGGATAGAAATAAGAAGATTAGAAATTTAAAAAAATTGGAACTAAAATGGCAGTAAAAAACATTCAAGAATTAGCGGAGAGCTTCATGAGAAGCTCATCAGAGAAAGATTTTGTAGAACTATACAAAAGAATCAAACCAGGATTATTAAATCATTGTAAATCTATATTAATAGAACAAGAAGCTGCAGAAGATGCAGTTTCTAATACAATGGCTAAAATATGGACTAAGATCACACAGTATGATCCTATTAGAGGTAATTTTTCAACTTGGGTTTATAATATAGCTAGAAATGAATCTTTAGTTATTAAGAAATGCGAGGATCGATATATGCCTATCATACAAGAAATGGTAAGAAATTCAGATGACTCGGATGACCACGTAATAAAATCTAGTTCAAATATAGTTCAGGGGGATACCACATGCGATTATATAGCTATGGATAATGACGAGATGGAAGATCTTTACTATAACGTCATAGAGAAGATGAACAATCTTCCTGAAATTTATAAAGACATCCTTTATGATAGGGAAATTCTAAGAATGAAATATCAAGAGATTGCAGATAAGCACGGAATGAAGAAAAGAGCTATAGCTACAAGAATCAGAAGAGCAAGACTAAAAGTCAGAGAAATGTTTCCTGGTGTTAATTTAACTTTTAACGATTAATGTAACTTTTCTGGTAGTATAATCTAAAATTAATAAAAAGTCATGCAATATCCCTTTAAAAGAGTTATAAGAGACATAAGAAATTATTTCTTTGTGAGAAAGACTATAAAGAGTAATATGGGTTCTATAGAATGGAATAAATTTAAGCTTAGAGTGGATTGGGTCGGAAGAATTTACACGGTTATAAATTTACCACCCGAGGTAATTTATTCTCCTGATACACCGGAAGAAATAAGGCCCGCATATGTTATCGAAGAATCTAGACCTCTAAATCAATATCTTACTAATTTAGGATTATCAGAAGTTATTTTACCTGAAATAACACCCATACCAAAATCTGTTTCTTATCTTATTACATACACTCCAGCTTTTCAAAGATTATCTTTCAGATGGATTTTTTATAGGATTGGATTAATTCTATTAGTTACATATCTTCAATACAAATTCGGATTAATATCTTGGATGCTTGGATTAATAAAATCCCTATTTGATGTCATTTTCTAATATAGAAATCAGAAGAAAAGCTTACCCTTGGGGAAGAGCTTATATTGTTGAAGGGGCTTTTGAAGCTCCTTTAATTCTGCCATCTGTTACTACAGTTTTAAAACTAGTGAAAAATGAAAAATACGAAATGCTCAGAAAGCAATTTGGTGAAAAGAAATGGGATAAGATATTACACGATGCTGCAGAAAGAGGGAATGTAATGCACAGAATGCTAGAACTTTTTCTTCTCGAATGGGCAAAAGAAAAAAACGTAGACAGATCATTAAAGAAGGCACAAATATTTGCAATAGAGGAATCTAGAAGAGAAGAAGGGAAATTTGCTAAATATGTAGTTAAAGGAAGGGATCTTTTTTGGAACTTTTATCATGGCAAGTTTTGGGAGAATATCTTAGAGGTTGTAGATAATGAAGCTTTCCTATACACAACATTTAAAGGCGGATGGGCTGGTGCGTGCGATTTTGTTTATAGAGATCTAGAATATAATCTAATAGTTGAGGATTTTAAATCATCGACTTCTCCTAAGGATGAGGAAGATATATTGAGCTATAAATTACAAATAGCAGCCTATATGTTTATGTGTGCTGAAAAATATAAGGAAGTTCCTAAAGTTGGAAAGATCAGAATAGCAAATGAACAAACATCGGAAATTCAGACATTTGAAGTGCATGATTATGAATTAAAGGATTATCTTTCACAGTTCATAGATTTGTGTGAAAAATTCAGAGAAATTAATAATATCTAAGAAACTTTCCATTATAAATAACCTATAAAATATAAAAATACAAAATGGCAAAAGAACCAAAAATGAAAGTGATTCAAGAAGAAGCAAACGAAGTTGCTCTCGAAAAATTCATCTCTAATGTTGATCAGGATAAAGTTGATTCTATTAAACAAGATCTAGAGGATTATAAAAAGAGTCTAGCAGGAAAAGAATATGCTGTGTCTATGACACCAGAACTTTTGGACAGATTTGAAGTCTATATGAGAGATGAAGTTCAATGGAGATCTAAAGAAGCTCTTGGAGTTAAAGAGATTTTAAAAACTATCGGGAAATCGAAAAAAGAGGGAATTAAAGACGGTGTTGCTTATTTCAATAATTTAGAAGTAGAAGCTTCACATTACTTCATTCTAAAAATGGAAGGCACAGGGGAAAGACAAATTGATAATTTTGTAAGTCTTTGGAAAACTTTTGAAGAGACATTAGTTCTAATTCAGCAAGATAATATGGTTGTTAAAGATCTTGAGCATCAATTAGCTGCTGCAGAACAAGGATTAGAGCTAGCATAATAAACCTCAAACCATAATATAACAAAAGACTAGGAATATTCCTAGTCTTTTTTTTGTGGATATATAAGACATGAAGAAAAAATTGTTGCCTTGGCTCATAGCACTTTCAGCATTATCAGTATCTGGTTCTGCTGCTTTTTATTCTGTATCTGGTTTAGGTAAGTTGTTTGCTGGAGCAGCTACACAGGTAATGGTACTAGCAGGAAGTCTAGAACTTGCGAAATTAGTTACTGCATCACTTTTGTATCAGTATTGGAAACAGCTAAACTCATTCCTTAAAATATATCTTTCTATAGCCACTCTAATATTGATTTTAATCACGTCTGCTGGGATTTACGGGTTCCTTTCATCTGCTTATCAAGAAACAGCATTTAAAGTCCAGAATCAGGATAAAAACATTGAAATATTGGATAAGGATATTTCGATGATGCAGACTGAAATTAAGAACTATGAATCTCGTATATCACAGAAAGACAGCAGACTAGCTCAGCTCATGACAATAAGAACAAATCTGCAATCAACACAGGATGTTCTTATAGAAAAATCTAAATCTACAACAGCGGTAAGAAAACAAATTACAGATATAGATTCAGAAATAAAAAGAATAGACTCAGAAATATCATCAATGAATGATTCCATATCTTCTAAGAATGTAAAAATAGGAGAGATCGAACGAAATAAACTAGGAGTAGCATCTAACTCAGATTTAGCAAAAGAAGTTGGCCCATTAAAATATATAGCTAATCTCACAGGAAAAAGCTTAGAACAAGTTGTAAACTGGTACATTATTGTATTAATGTTAGTTTTTGATCCATTAGCAATAGCATTAGTAATTGCAGCAAACTTCGCTTTTCAAAAATCTAAAGATGAAGACAAAGATCAACCAAATGATATAAAAGAAGACAAAGAAAAAAAAGAAATTAAAATGAAAAAAATCTGGAATAAAATGAAAAATATGCTAAATATTTTTAAAAGCAAAAAAACGATTACACAAGAACAGATAATTAATGACCCTATAGAGCACGAAGAATTAATTATAGAAAACATAATAGAGGAAGAAAAAATATTAGATATAGAAATTCCAACAGAAGAGGTTAAAATAAACGAGGTTGTAATAGAAAATCCAGTAGAGCCTAATATTATATTAGAAGAAAATAAGGAAGAGGTAGAGAATAAAGTAGAAGAAAAGGATAAATATAAAGATAATACTTTTTCTATCGAAAAACAAAAAATTATCAGAGAAAGATTTAGAAATAATCCAGGGTCTGATCCCTTAAAATTAAAATGATAAAACCTGTTTATACTACAAATCCAGTTAATATTAAATATCTAGATTGTAATCCTGCAGTCTATAGAAGGGTTAATTTTCAATCTTGTAATCTTGTAATAAAAGAGGGATCGAATATTTTGTCTACTACTTCTTTGTGTGATTTTAAATTGGAATCATTAGGAAGTTCCGAATTAGGTGGATGTGGAGGATCTTTAAAAAAAAATGTGATATTAAGTGCATCTAATACTTACACATTAACAGCATCAGAAATTGGACAAGCTCAAGGGGAGGTTCAAATGATAGTGGTAAAAGCTACTTATCAAAAAAACCACCCAGTTGAAGATAGACTTATATATTGGGAATATAAAGGGAATGTTTATCCATTAAATAATTTAATGATTTTAACTGGAAGAACGCAGGCAGAAATTGCATGGCAAGGATGGGATTTAGGATATTATTCAAATAATCCTCCTAGTCCTATGTTTAGCCCACAGATTTTTCCTCAAATATCTTCACCAGATTTATCATTCGGAGGAATAATGTTCAGTAATCCTAATGATACATATGATATTGAACTAGAAATATTTGTTTTTAACTAATGGCAACACCACCTATAGTATGTAACACAATACAATTTGAGGGAGCAATATTCCAAAGATGTAATTTACAGGTAATAAAAGGAACTACAGTTCTTAGAGAAATAAGTCTTTGTGATACTGATATAATTTTAAATAATTACACATCTTTTAATGGGTGCATATATGGTAATTCGAGTCTTATTCTTAATTCGGAAGGATTAGGTGAGGTTTCATTTATAATGATAAAAGCCAGTTACCCATCAACGCTTCCAATATACAATAGATTTATTAATATCATTTATAACGGATCATATTTACCAATGTCAGATTTAACATTATTAACTGGAAATCCATCAGATCTTTCTCCGTATTTTTTAGGAAGAGGTTGGGATTTAGACCCAAATGGAAGTGATATCGAATCACCATATTTTGATCAAGGAGGTATGTTATTATATAATCCACATTCAGTTAGAGTTAACATTGAAGTTATTATTGGTGGAAATTAAATAAAAAGTATCGAAACTTACTTCTAAAAAGAACATTAAATAATAACAAAAAGGAATTTATAAAAGAATAGATATATACTAAAAAAGCGAATTAAAAATGGAAAAAAATATTAATCCAGAGATCAACAGATTAAATATGGAAACATCTAAACAAGCAGCGGATTCTTTAAAAGAATGGGCAGGATTAGGTGCTTCACAAGCTCCTGTTGCTTCTTCATTTCTTAATGGCTCGACTGCTCAACATTTAAACGAATCTGCATTTCCAGATATGTCAACTAAATCAACTAAAAGAACTTCTTTTAGTTTTGGTGTTTTAAATACTATTTCAGCATTAAGAAACTCAAGCTTAAATGAATTACCAGCAGGTAAAATTCTTTTAGAAAAATACAATTACTTGCTAATTGATAAAGGAATATCTGAATCTTTTATTATTGAAAGTTTATTGAACGATCTTAAATCTTTCTCATGGGAAAATTCGGTTAAACCAGTTTTAGAGAATTTAACAAACACATTTGAAAGTAACAGAAGAGAAGTTGAGGTTTTAAAAACCTATGAAACAATTAGAAATAACTCAGGAAGAGAGCTTTTTTCTGACGCTACAGACCAAATGAAAAATTGGCTATCTTCAGAAAAAAGAAGTTCTGACACATTAGTCCATGGATTAAAAAGATTTGGTTTTAATCCAATGGTAAGAAACTTAGTTAGCTTCCTTTCAGTTTATGAAAATCAAGGAGCTAGCAGCAAATTCAATGTGGGATTTGACAATAATGTTTGTGAGATTAGTAACATCTATTCTCCCGTTTATGTCAACGAAAATGAAGTGGTATTCTATTCTTCTGGTAAATTCTTGAAGCTTCA